ATAAACTAGGAAACTTAACATTAAGAATTGGAAGGTCATTCACAGTAGGTGATGTGATGTATCCTTCTAATTGGTTACAAAAATCAACAGAAGCAGAAAGAACTGCTATCGGTATTACATGGGTAGATGACCCTGTTCTAGCCGATGATCGTTTTTACTGGAATGGTGACATCAATAATCCAAAAGCATTGGAAGATAAAGAAGAAGTAGACGAAGATGGTAACCCATTGTATGTCAAAGTATTAGATAACACAGACCCTGACAATCCTGTGATGGTAGATAGTAATGAAAGATTAGTCACTAAAGGTCTCAAGTCTACGATGATTGCACAAGTGAAAGACACAGCAGGTAAACTACTAGCACAAACAGATTGGTATGTAACTCGTAAAGTAGAGCGTAATGTAGACATTCCTGCTGATGTAGTAGCAAAACGAGTAGCAGTCGTTGCAGAATCAGAAAGATTAGAAACTGCAATCAAAGCAGTTACATCTGTAGAAGCATTAATTGAGGTAATGCAATCACAGAACTGGGGTAAATAATGACAACTCCAAAGGAAGTAGAACAACGACTAAACTCGCATGAAGAACTGTGTGCCGAAAGGTACGCTAATATTCATGCTCGTATAGACAAAATAGAATCTGTTCTTAATAAGCTTCTTTGGACTATCATTGTAGGTTTTGGTAGTATCGTAGGATCAAGTATTATAATTAATAAAGTAAATGCAGTAGAAATTATAACAAGGATATTTTAATGTTATCTAGAATATGTCAATTATTAAGGAGAAAAATACATGGGTTTAACGTTCCATTTGATTTCAATTTGTGTGATACTCGTGGCTTACGAAATTATCCGAAATCCACTCCTCGCTCTAAAAGAAACTATACAAATAAAGACAAAGAATGTCCTTATAAAATTGAGCGACTTACTGAAGGAGATTGCATCTAAATGATGTGGGGACCTGTTATTAGTGTAGTAAGTTCTGTATTAGACAAAATTATACCTGACAATAATGCAAAAGGAAAAGCTAAACAAGAAATTGAAAGAGCTCTTATTGATAATGCAGCTCAGATTAGTCTCACTCAGGCTGAAACGAATAAAATCGAAGCTAGCCATCGCTCTATTTGGGTTAGTGGTTGGCGTCCTTTCCTTGGTTGGGTCTCTGGGTTTGGTTTTGCTTGGGTGTTTGTTTTATCCCCATTGGCTCAGTGGGTGTGTACATTACTTAACATTACTGTAACATTACCACAATTACAAACAGATGTACTAATGGAATTAACTTTAGCCATGCTTGGTCTTGCAAGTTTAAGAACTTGGGAGAAAAGTAAAGGCTTAACTAAATGAAGTTATCAGAACATTTTACATTAAATGAATTTACAAGATCTCAAACAGCTTCACGATATGGGATAGCTAACACTCCTAATGAAGAGCAAATAGAGAATTTAAAAACTTTAGCGAAAGGGTTAGAAGATGTTAGGACTAAGCTTGGTGGTAATCCTATTAATATTAGTAGTGGTTTTAGGTGTGAGGCTCTCAATGATCGTTTGGGGTCAAAAAGAACAAGCAGACATATACTTGGTCTTGCTGCTGATTTTACTTGTGATCGTTATGGCGATGTCGATGATGTATTTTCAGTTTTGGCTGATTCATCTATTGAATTTGATCAATTAATTTTAGAGTATTATGCTTGGATACATATCTCTTTTCCTAAAGAAGGAGATAAAGCTTTAAGACAAGTATTAATTATTGATAAAAATGGAGTACATTATGCCCCTTAAGAAAGGTAAATCACAAAAAACTATTTCTGCAAATATTCGTAAAGAAATGAAAGCAGGTAAACCACAGAAACAAGCTATTGCTATTGCATTAAGCAAAGCAGGTAAATCTAAGAAAGGTAAAAAGAAATGAAATCAATTATCTCATCCTTTGTTATGTTATGTATGTCTGGTTTAGCTTTTGCAGAAGAAGCTCCAGTAGTTCGTGAATGTGAGAAAGAAGAAGTTATTTGTGAGAAGATGACTCGTAAGATTCACAAACAACCTGTTAAGAAAGTAAAGTGTAAAGTTAAGGTTAAATAATGGCTAAAGATCCTAGACTAGAAAGAGCAGGAGTATCAGATTATAACAAACCTAAACGTACTCCAGGACATCCTACTAAATCTCATGTTGTTGTAGCTAAAGTAGGAGATAAAGTTAAAACAATTAGGTTTGGACAACAAGGTGTACGAGGTGCAGGTAAAAATCCTACGTCTGCTAAAGACAAAGCACGTAAGAAATCTTACTATGCAAGACATAATGCACAAGATCCAAATCCAAGTAAATTAAGTGCTCGTTATTGGAGTCATAAAGTTAAATGGTAGAAGACAGCCCTTGTACAGGGGTTTGTCGTTTAAAAGATAATGTATGTATAGCATGTCATCGTACTTATAAAGATATAAGTGAATGGTTTGATATGACAAAGCAACAACGTTTAAATAGAATGGAGCAAATAAAAAATGAGCTTAGTAGAAAACATAAATAAACGTAAGAAAGCAGGAACTAGCAGAAGTAAAAAGAAATCTACTATAAGTGCTAAATCTTATAAAGATATGCAGAATAACTGGGGCAAAAAGAAGAAGAAAGCTTAAATGTCAAAAACTAGTATAGATCAAATAAGAGAAGCAGCAGAAGCTGATCTCTTAACGTTTATTAAATTAGTGGCTCCTCATTTAATGATGGGAGCTATTCATGAAGAATTAATACAATGGTGGACAAGACAAGAAGCTAAAAACAATCAACTTGTATTACTTCCTCGTGGACACATGAAATCTAAATTAGTAGCATATAGAACAGCTTGGTGGTTAACTAAACATCCTGAAACGACTATATTATATGTATCAGCTACAGCAGATTTAGCTGAAAAACAATTATATCAAATTAAACAAATTATAGATAGTCCAATTTATAGACGTTATTGGTCTGAAATGTTACATCCTGAAGAAGGCAAAAGAGAACGATGGGCAGTAGCTGAAATAGCTGTTGATCATCCAAAAAGAAAAGAGGAAGGAGTAAGAGATGCCAGTGTTAAAGCAGTTGGACTTACTTCAAATACTACTGGTTTCCATGCTGATGTTGTTGTGCTTGACGACATTGTTGTGCCTGGTAATGCTTATACTGAAGAGGGACGAGATAAAGTATCGTCAGCATATAGTCAACTGGCTTCCATTGAAAATCCTGGTGCTTTTGAGTGGGTTGTTGGTACTCGTTATCACCCCAGAGATATATATGACACAATGGTAAATATGAAAGAAAGCATTTATGATGATGAAGGAGAAATGCTTGAAGAAGAGCCAGTTTATGAATTATTTCAACGAGTAGTAGAAACTAATGGTGAGTTTCTTTGGAGTAAACAAAAACGTAAAGATGGTAAATCATTTGGATTTGATGCAAGAGAATTAGCTCGTATTCGTGCTAAATATGTAGATCAAACTCAATTCTTTGCACAATATTATAATGATCCTAATAGTAAAGAAACAGCTAATTTAAGTGCAGATGATTTTCAATATTATGATCGTTCAGTCTTAACAAATAAAGAAGGAGACTGGTTTATACGAGATCGTAAATTAAATATATATGCAGCGATTGACTTTGCTTTTAGTTTACGTAAAAAAGCTGACTATACAGCTCTTGTTATCATTGGTGTAGATAGTCAAGCTAATTATTATGTATTAGATATAGATCGTTTTAAAACAGATAAAATTGTTGATTACTATTCTCATATATTACGTTCTTGGGAAAAATGGGGATTTAGAAAACTACGAGCTGAAATTACTGTAGCTCAACAACTTATTGTTAAAGAATTAAAAGATAGTTATTTACGACCTAATGGTATACCTCTTGCTATTGATGAGTATAGACCTACACGACACATGGGTGATAAACGACAACGTATTAGTGCTATTTTAGAACCTAAATATGATAATAAACAAATATGGCATTACAAAGGAGGTAATTGCCAACCATTAGAAGAAGAATTAACACAAAGACATCCTCCTCACGATGATATTAAAGATGCACTAGCTAATGCTATTGCTATCTCAATCGTACCAAAAGGCAGAGGTAATGTTATTAATATGACAAATCGTATACAAACACATTCTCGTTTTGGGGGAGTAACTTACTAAGGAAACTATTATGGCAGGAAAAGTCGCAGAAATTAAACAAATGTTAGCTAGAGAAAACTTAGCAAGACAGCTAGGACATCTCTACAATAATTGGTGGATTCAAAGACAAGATAAAGAAGAAGAATGGAGAGAGTTAAGAAACTATTTATTTGCAACTGATACCACTAAAACAACTAACTCTAAACTTCCTTGGAAGAACAAAACAACACTTCCTAAATTAACTCAGATTAGAGATAACCTTCATGCTAACTACATGGATGCTTTATTTCCTAATGATAACTGGATGAAATGGGAAGGAGCTTCTTTAGAAGATACAACAAAATCAAAACGTAAAGCTATTGAAGCATATCTTAAAACTAAACTAAAAGAATCAGGTTTTAGAGAAACAGTAGCTCAATTAGTATATGATTATATTGATTATGGTAATGCTTTTGCAGAAGTAAACTATATTACAGAAAAACATATTGATCCTATTACAAAAGAAGAAATAGTTACTTATACTGGTCCTAAACTAGAAAGAATATCACCATTTGATATTATTTTTAATCCAACAGCTAAAGCATTTAAAGATACTCCTAAATTTACACGATATGTAAAAACAGTAGGTGAACTTAAATTAGATATTGATAAACGACCTGATCTACAATACAACATAGATTCTTTTAATAAAACTATGGATGTAAGACGTAATATAACTCAATTTAGATTAGAAGATATTAACAAAGCAGAAGCTTATCACATTGATGGTTTTGGTTCATTACAAGAATATTATCAATCAGGTTTAGTAGAAATACTAGAATTTGAAGGAACTATTTATAGTGAGCATGATGACGAGTTACTAGAAAATAGAATTATTACTATTGTAGATCGTAGTTATGTATTACGTAATATAGAAAATCCATCTTACTTAGGTAAAGATAATAAACATCATGTAGGATGGAGAAATCGTCCTGATAATTTATATGCGATGGGTCCTTTAGATAATTTAGTAGGTATGCAATATCGAGTAGATCATTTAGAAAACTTAAAAGCAGATGCCCTAGATTTAACAATACATCCACCAATTAGAATTAAAGGTGATGTAGAACCTTTTGAATGGGGTCCTGAATCAGTAATTCATATCCCTGAAGATGGTGATGTAGATATGATGCCTCCTAATCCTGCTGCTTTTCAAGTTAATAATGAAATTGGTATGTTATTACAACTTATGGAAGAAATGGCAGGAGCACCTAGAGAAGCTATGGGTATTCGTAGTCCAGGTGAAAAAACAGCATTTGAAGTACAACAATTACAAAATGCTGCAGGTCGTATTTTCCAAAACAAAGTTAATAAGTTTGAAATAGAATTTCTAGAACCTATTTTAAATACAATGCTTGAAACAGCTAGACGTAATCTAGATGTTGCAGAGATTGCTAAAGTTATGGATAACGACTTAGGTGTAGCTGACTTTATATCGATTACTAAAGAAGATATTACAGCTAAAGGTAAATTACGTCCTATAGGTGCTAGACATTATGCGGCACGAGCACAGTTAATTCAAAACATTATAGGTTTATTTAATAGTCCGATTGGACAAATGATTTCACCACATATCTCTGCTAAACAATTAGCTAAGATGGTGGAAGAGTATATGGGTTTTGAAGCTTATGAGTTTATTAAAGACAACGCAGCTATCTTTGAAAATGCTGAAACACAGAAGTTAGCTATGTCTGCTAAACAAGAAGCTCAGATGCAAGCACAAGAACCTATTGAAGACGACTTAAATGAGTCTGTCTTACAGGGAGCAGGGTTAATTTAAACCTTGACTTTTTTAATCAATTATGTTAGAATAGTTATATGGATTTAAAATCAGATAAAGCTAAGAGCTTAACAAAACAACAAGTGTTTGAAGAGCTCAAAGCTTACTGTCTCGAGCAGATTCAACTTGCTCAAAGAAAAGCAATAGATGAAGAAACCTTTGATAAACCTGCTTGGAGTCAATACCAAGCTTATCAATTAGGCATCCAAAAAGCTTTTTCTAAATTATATAATCTTATTCCTGACCAAGGAGAAAAATAATGAGTGAAGAACAAGTTAAACAAGAACAATCTGTTGAGTCAAATACCCAAGAGACTCAGCAACAAGATACCCAAGCTAAACCTTTTGAGATACCGACAGAAGCTCAAGAGTTTGTAGGCGAAGGTAAAAAGTATAAATCTGTTGATGATGCGTTAAGATCAGTGCCTCATGCACAAGAGCATATCAAAACCTTAGAGGAAGAGATGGCTCACTTGAAAGAGGAACTTGCTAGACGTAGAACAACAGAAGAGTTACTTGATGAAATAAAGTCTGGTATTCAACCTCAAGAAGCTACCACTTCTACGAGTGAAATAAACCAAGATAGAATCATGGATCTAGTTAATCAAACCTTACAGCAAAGGGAAAAACTAACTAAAGCTCAAACTAATGCTCGTTCAGTAGCTGACAAGTTTACTGAAAAGTATGGAAGTAAAGCTGAAGAAGTTTATAATACCTTAGCAAAAGAGTCAGGTATGACACTAGAACAATTACACAATTTATCTGCAACATCTCCAAATGTTGTTTTAAAATTAGCAGGTTTTGATAACAGAGCTACAACAGTTGCAAAATCACAAAGTACTGTGAATACAGAATCTTTATCTAATAATAAAGCAACAGATGAGTTATCTGCTAGAGTACCTAAAGGTGCTTCTACTAAAGATATGCTTAACGCTTGGAAAATAGCAGGTGAAAAAGTAAAACGACAATTAAACAATTAACAAGGAGACTTAAATGTCACAATTAACTTCTAATACTACAGCTTTTATTGAAGCTCAACAGTATTCTCAGTTTATCCTTGAAAACTTACATGACTATCTATTGCCAGAAGGAATGTGGAGAGATGTAACTGACTTTGGTTCAGGTACAACTTTAAACATTAAAACAGTAGGTACAGTAACTCTTCAAGATGCTGCTGAGGATACACCTTTAAATTTCTCACCTATTGACACAGGTAACTTAACACTTGCTATTACTGACTATGTTGGTGATGCTTGGAAAGTATCTGACGACTTACGTGAAGATGGTTCACAAGTAGACACATTAATGTCTATGAGAGCTATGGAATCTACACGTGCTCTTGGTGAAAACCATGAAACTAAGTTTTTAAATGCTGTTAATGCTGCTCAAACAGGTGCTAACTTAAACTTAGTAAATGGTCGTCCACATCGCTTTGTAGGTTCTGCTGCATCTAATGCAAGAACTATTACATTAGAAGACTTTATTGCTATGAAATTAGCATTTGATAAAGCTAATGTTCCTGCAGGTGGTCGTATCGCTATCGTTGATCCAGTTGTTGAAGCTACATTAAACAGCTTACAACAATTAGTTAACGTTTCAAACAACCCAATGTTTGAAGGTATCGTTACAGAAGGTTTTGCTCGTGATCATAAATTTGTTAAAAATATCTTTGGTTTCGACATCTATACTTCTAACTTCTTACCTACATTAACAGCTTCAGAAGCTATTGATGCTTCAGGTTACGGCTTGACATCTGAAACTGCTGCTGTTGGTGATAAAGCAAACGTATTTATGTGTGTGGCTGATGATTCATGCAAGCCAATTATGCACGCATGGAGACGTGCTCCAAAAACAGAAGGTTGGAGAGACAACGAAGAAAGAGCTGACAAGTATCAAGTTACTTCTCGCTTCGGTTTTGGTGCTCAACGTGTTGACACATTGGGTGTAATTTTAACTCATCCATCTAATTACTAAGGAGACATCACATGACTTATGAAGTAGACGCAAAGCGTGGTGTTGCTAACCACTATGGTGCTAGAACAACAGATGGAAGTAAAGGTGCTCAAACAGCATCTACAGGTATTATTAAAAGAGCCCAATGGGATTTCTCTTATGATAATCTTCCTGCTTCTGGAACTAGCAATTTACAATATGTTATTCCTGCAAACGCAACAGTTGTTTCAGCTAAGTTATATGTTGATGTAGCATTT